AATACGAGTTCCCGGTGACATTTACCGACGGCCGGGTTCCGGACTCTTCTATTGAAAAGTATTACATTTTTGTGTGTCGTCGTAAAATGGCAGTTGATATCAAATGAGTAAAAATTTAGATAACGTCTTAATTAAAAGTCCGCACGCCAAGTCTACCTACTCCCAGGCACACATTGAGGAGTTTGTCAACTGTGCGGATCCGGTAGGCGGACCTATCTACTTTTTGGATCACTTTTTCTATATACAGCATCCAACGCAAGGACGTATGCTGTATCATCCGTTTGAATATCAGCACAGGTTAATTCATACCTATCACAACTACAGATATTCCATCTCAATGATGCCAAGACAGACCGGTAAATCCACCAGTGCTGCTGGCTACCTGTTGTGGCATGCTATGTTTGTGCCGGACTCCACCATCTTGGTTGCTGCGCACAAGTACACCGGTGCCCAGGAAATTATGCAACGTATTCGATACGCATACGAGTCTGTGCCGGATCATATCCGTGCAGGTGTAACCAGTTACAACAAGGGAAGCTTGGAGTTTGATAACGGTAGCCGTATTGTCAGTGCAACCACTACAGAAAACACCGGCCGGGGTATGAGTATTTCGCTACTGTACGCAGACGAATTTGCATTCGTGCGCCCCACTATTGCCAAAGAGTTCTGGACATCCATTAGCCCAACGCTGGCCACAGGTGGTAAGGCAATTATTACCAGCACTCCCAACTCAGACGAAGACCAGTTTGCACTGCTGTGGAAAGGTGCCAACCGTTGTGAGGATGAATACGGCAATCCTACCGAGGTCGGGCAAAATGGATTCAAGGCTTACCGTAGCTTTTGGAATGAACACCCGGACCGTGACGAGTCCTGGGCCCAACAGCAACGTGCTGCCTTGGGCACAGAACGCTTCCGTCGAGAGATGGATTGCGAATTTATTATTAATGATGAGACGCTTATTGCCCCTACTAAACTGATTGACCTGCGTGGTATCGAGCCCTTGTTCAAGACCGGGGAAGTACGATGGTACAAACAGCCAGTCAAGGATAGAATTTATACAGTGTCCCTGGATCCAAGTCTCGGCACCGGCGGCGATCCGGCTGCGATACAGGTGTTTGAAGCCAACACTACTGAACAGGTGGCCGAGTGGAGACATAATCGTACTGACATTCCTACTCAGATTCGAATCTTTACCAACATCATTCAGTACATATACGACATTGTTCGAGACGACAAGACAATTTACTACTCGGTAGAGAACAACACCATTGGCGAAGCAGCCCTGATCAGCATTGCTGAGTACGGAGAAGAAAACATCAAGGGATACTTTCTAAGTGATCCTCAACAAAGCGTATCCCGGAGAACACGCAAGGGCTTTAACACCACACACAAGCCCAAGCTTGCTGCTTGTGCTAAGTTAAAGAATCTGGTCGAGACTGATAGAATGAAGATCAACAGCCCGTCTCTGATATCCGAGCTCAAGAACTTTGTTGCTGTGGGCACCAGTTACCAGGCCAAGATAGGGGAAACCGACGATCTTGTAATGTCCACCATACTAGCGGTACGCATGTTGCAGGTGCTGCAAAGTTACCACCAAAATCTTGACGAGCAAATGCGGGATCACCAGGATGTTTCTATCGAACCGTTGCCGTTTGTTGCTACGTTCTAACAAGCATAGTATGGCATAAATATTATTATGCAAAATTCTTCTTCACAAGCACTTTATGATTTGCTGGTAACGCAGGGCTTTGAGCCCGTGGCGTTACCAGCAGGCAATCCTACCGGCGCCATTGAAAATGCAAAGATGTTTGAGTTCAAGTTCAAAACCCCCACTAAGAATTACGGTACTGCGGTATTTCTTATTGGCCCAGAGAACGATCTTCAGCTATTTTTCTCTGACAATATCGGCAAGACCATGGAAGGTGATGACAAGAAGCGGTGGTATGCTTTTATTCAAGAAATGAAACCGTTTGCTATTCGTAACAACTTTTCTGGCTTTAGTATCCAAAACATCAATAGACTAAAGTACACCATGCAAGGCATGGCTGCAATCAAGGAAGGCCTGTTTGAGGGCTATTATGGGAATCGTTCGTTTAGCTACAGCGACCAACCTAAACAAACTAGATTGGTTATCAAGCACAGCCGTCCCTTGGGGGAAACTGACGCTCGCCACCATAATATCGACAGCCTGTATGTTGAAACTGAAGACGGAAGCCGATACAGATTACCACACCGCAACTTGTCTGCTGGCAAGGCCATGGCACGGCACTGTGCCGAAGGCGGCAACCCGCATGATGCTTTTGGCCAGCACATTAATAGTCTAGTAACTGAGCTTGCTACACTGGGTAGATTTATACGTGCTGCTCGCGGGCGAGAGTTTGATGGTGCTGCTGCTGAGTTGGTCGAGACTGCAATACGGCACTATGGTGCACTCAAGAACAAGGCCAAGCAAATGATCAGCCAGCGCGGCTACTACGAATCTAGGGACAGCTTTGACCCTGCTGCTATTTCTGATCGTGAGCTGGCGGTCGAATCAATCCGTAACATGTTTATTGAACAGTCTGTGGATCAGCGTATCGAAGAAGCACTACCGATTCTAGCACGCCTGCAAACACCTGCTGAGCCTGCAATGCGAGAAGCAGACGAGTTTGAAAGCTGGGCCGCTGGTATCACAGAGGGAACCTGGGCATTGCCTGATGCTCCAGACACCCAGCAGCAGCTTAAAAAACTGATGAGCGAGCCGCTGATTGTTGGCCCTGACGCAACCAATGCAACAGAACAACTGTATGACCTAGTTGGTGATGATGAGTTGTTTGACATTCTATCTGACATTGCTGCCCAAAATCCCAACGCCAATGCTTGGGAAAATCCGGAAGTCATGACCCGTTTGGCCAAACTGGGAGTTGATGTACCCGGTGGTGATGAGCAGAATCCTGACCAACCAATTGATCCTGCAGCAGCCGACACTCCGCCCGAGGACGCCATGGGAGAGGATCTGGATACTGATGGGGTTATGATGACCCAGGCCAGCAATATGAGCAGCGAAAGCCGGGAAGTTAATTCAGAGTTCACCCGCCTGATGGAGTTGCTCAAACATTAAGATTTAGAGCAATAAAAGTTCCTTTCAGTCTTGTAATACTAAATAAAATCGCATATACTGTACTCAGTACATGCACTTAGGCATTTACTAGGCAACTTAAAGCTAATATAGGCACATGAAAGGAAAACATTATGGCATCTCTAGCTGACATCCGCGCACGTCTTCAATCCGCTGAACAAAACAAAGGCGGTCAATCCCAAGGAGGCGGCGACAACGCAATTTACGCACACTGGAACATGGATGAGGGACAATCGGCAAACGTTCGATTCCTCGCTGATGGTAATCCCAAGAACACATTCTTCTGGGTTGAACGTGCAATGATCAAACTGCCGTTTAACGGCGTCAAAGGTGAAACGGACAATAAGCAGGTCATGGTCCAGGTCCCTTGTGTTGAAATGTACGGTGACTCGTGTCCAATCCTGGCCGAAGTCCGTACCTGGTTCAAGGACAAGAGTCTCGAAGATATGGGTCGTAAGTACTGGAAGAAGCGTAGTTACTTGTTCCAGGGCTTTGTTCGTGAAAATCCTATCTCAGATGACAAGACTCCTGAGAATCCGATTCGACGTTTTATTATCGGACCACAAATCTTTACTGGTATCAAATCCGCGCTGATGGATCCTGAACTGGAAGAATTGCCCACTGACACTATGCGCGGTCTGGACTACCGCATTGCCAAGACTGGCAAGGGTGGCTATGCTGACTACAGCACCAGCAAGTGGGCACGTAAAGAGTCTGCGCTCACGCAAGCAGAGATGGACGCAATCGAGAAGCATGGCTTGTTTGACTTGTCTGAGTTCTTGCCCAAGAAGCCCAGCGATGTTGATCTCAAGGTCATGAAGGAAATGTTCGAAGCAAGTGTAGATGGTAAGCCATACGATCTTGCTCGCTGGGGACAGTACTTCCGTCCTGCTGGTATGAATGCTCCTCAAGGCTCTGCACAACCGGTTGCTGCAACTGAGTCCGCAGCACCTGTGAGCCGTCCTACAGCACCTGTTGCAGCAGCTGATCCTTCTCCTTGGGAAGATGATGTGGCCGCTGCCGAACAGTCGTTCTCTGCGCCTGTTGCAAAACCTGCGCCAGCAGCAGGTGGGCAAAGCGCTCAAGACATTCTTGCAATGATCCGCTCTCGGCAAAAAACGTAATAACTTTACGTGCTAGTACTATATAAGGGTGAACATTGTTCACCCTTATTTGTTTAATCTTCCATGAAAAAATTTATTGCTTTGTTTTTAGTGGCTGTGTCGTCATTGGCTGCAGCAAGAGATATTGTGACTATTGTGTTTGCATTTGGTCCCGGCGACAACATGGCAACCT